GGGTTTCTTTTCGTACATTTGGTAGCCGAATTATGTTGGGCAACTATCGTTTACAGATGGTTCCATATTTAGTATATACTGTTCCCAAGCGCACAAGCGCCTGCCTTCCCACGATGAGGAGGGCTTATAATTAACCCCGGCCCTATCTTCGCCACGATGAGCGATGATGGCCTCCTGAAGAGGAGTCCCGTCATGGCGAATGTGAACGCGCCTTTCGGTTTTCTAGAATACTACGGTGGCGCTGGTGGCGCTCCGACTTTCTCCCAGTCTGCTCGCCGCGCTGCTTATAACGCTGCCGCCATTTATTTTGGCGACCCCGTTCAGCAGAATGGCGCAACTGGTTATATCGTGCAGGCCGATCCTTCCGATACGCAGGCAATTGCTGGCATCTTTGTTGGCGCTCAGTACCTGTCTGTTTCCCAGAAGCGCACCGTGTGGTCGCGTTACTGGCCGGGTACGGATTCGTCCACCGATGTCATCGTCTATGTTGTTGATGATCCGAATGCTCGTTGGCTTGTTATGGGCAACGGCACGACGTTTAACATCAGCGGTACGCTGTCGTCGTATGGCACTTCACCTGTCGGTCAGTATGCTCAGTTCGCTATCGGTACTGGAAATACCAGCACTGGTGCGTCCGGCGCGTATCTGAATGCCCTCGGCACTACGGTCACTTATCCGTTTATCGTAGTCGACCTTATTACGTTCCCGCCGGGAGCAAATGGTGCGGACCCAGAGTCCGAGTATAACCATGTCGTTGTTGGCTTCAACAACCAGAGCATGCGCACCAATGGCGCTGGTCCGACCGGCATCAGCTAAGGGAGTTTGACCAATGGCTGTTAATCTTAGTGCGATTAAAGACCTTCTGCTCCCCGGCCTACGCGGCGTAGAAGGCAAGTACGAGATGATCCCGTCTCAGTACGATAAAATCTTCACCAAGCATAACTCGAACATGGCCCTCGAACGTACTGCCGAAATGCAGTACCTCGGTCTGGCCCAGTTGAAGACCGAAGGCGGTCAGACTGCGTTTGATAATAACGCTGGTGAGCGTTTCATCTACAATCAGGAACATACGGAAATCGGCCTTGGCTACGCGATCACTCGCAAGGCTGTTGACGACAACCTGTATAAGACCCAGTTCCACCCGTCCAACCTCGGCCTGATCGAATCTTTTCAGCAGACCAAGGAAATCTACGGCGCGAACCTCCTGAATACTGCTGAAACCTACAATGCTTCCATTGGCGGGGACGGGGTGGCTCTTTGCGACCTCAACCATCCGATCACTGGCGGCGTTGTGGCGAATACGCCAACAACTCAGGTTGATCTTAACGAAGCTACGCTGCTGAATGCGATGATCGCAATCCGCACGAACTTCAAGGATCAGGCTGGCCTGAAGGTCTTCGCCCGTGGTCGTAAGCTGGTTGTTCCTCCCCAGTTGGAGCCGGTTGCTATCCGTCTGTGCAAGACGGAACTGCGTCCGGGTAGTGCGGACAATGATGTCAACGCGATTCTCATGACCGCAGGCGGTCTGCCGGAATCGTACATGGTCAACGACTTCCTGACCTCGCCCTATGCGTGGTTCTTGCTGACCAACATTGACGGTCTGTCGTATATGGAACGTGTAAAGTTTGAAACCGACATGCAGGTCGATTTTGTTACCGACAACCTGCTTGTGAAGGGTTACGAGCGTTATTCGTTCGGCTACTACAACTTCCGGTCAATCTTCGGTTCGTTCCCAACCTCGTAATCGGTAAGCCTCCCCTTAACCGGGGAGGCCCCATTTTTTAGGAGAGACCTCATGAAAGGTCGTAAAGGTAAGGCCAACGGCGGAGAAATGGACTCTCCCAAGTCTGGCACTAAAGAGTATGAGCAGGATCTGAAGCGCAAGAATCTGCGCTACACCTACCAGAGCAATGTCAACGACGAAGCTGAAGAGCGTAAGTCGGGTGGCCGTGCGAAGAAGGCCCACGCCGGTCGTAAGGCCCGCAAGGCTGGTGGTCGCGCTGGTTCAGATAAGTCGCCGCTGTCTTCGGCCCATGCGGGTATGTCCCCCAAGGGTCACAAGACTACGGACATCGACTAATCTTATAAAATACGGGTTTTCTAGTCCGGTTGGTGGCCTTTTCCCGTAGGCTATGTGTAGAGCATACCAACCGGACTTATCTTTATATGCGGGCGTATTTGTTACAGTATTAAAATCTTTCCGGGGAAAACCCAGCTTGCTAGACCGCCCCGGCGGACGATGCACAGACTATCAAGCTACTTGTGCAAAAAGGAATGTGAATTATGGGTACTACCACCTTTTCAGGCCCGGTTATTTCAGGCGCTGGTTTCTCGTCTGATGACACGTTAACGGCCTCTGATCTATCCACTGGCAGCTACAATCTCACGGACTTCACGGTTCGCCCTGCCGCCACTTGGGCGGGTACGGTTGCTGCCGTAGTTGGTGCCGTCAACTCTCGCACGGCGGGCGTGTCCGGCGGCACGATGTTCGGCGTTTACGCGCAAACTTCTTTGGGAACCGCGTCCGACGTTATCACCGGGTTGAACACATCGATGTACGGCGTGGTTGACGTTGGGCCGTCTACAAATGTCGGAACGTGCTACGGCGCGGTGTACGATTTTACGTCGTTTAACGGTGTCAGGGCTTCGCGTCCAACTGCGTTTATTGCTTTTGGCGATGAAGCGCAAAACAGCCTCGGTGTCCTGAACTTGCTTGATGTTGGCCGCGCAGGCGGCAACGTCAGCACTGGCGCAAGCGGCGATGTTCTGTTTTGCACCGCCGTACCGGGTGCGTCCACAGGGTCTTTGCGAGTTCGGGTAAACGGCGCTATCCGTTATATCCCCTTGGCAACGTCGCAGGTTTAACGTGCAGATAACCCTTGGGTATCTACAACAAGAACTAGCCAACATGGAGAAACAGCGTGATCACGCTCGCGATATGGCGGTTGCTTCTCAGGCGGCAGTTGACGTTCTAAAAACGGTACTTGCCCGTTTGCATCTTCCCGATGAGTCCGTCGAGCAGGCTATCTAGTGAGTAGTTGGAGGAAGTTTGTATTATGGCTGGAGCATGGACGAGAAAAGAAGGCAAAAGTCCTTCTGGTGGCCTGAACGAAAAGGGCCGTCAATCTCTCCGTGCTGAAGGTCATAACATAAAGCCTCCTGTGACGGCTGTTGAGGCCGGTAAAAGCCCAGCAGCCTCACAGAGGCGGGACAACTTCAGGACTCGCATGTGCGGGATGAAGCAAAAGCTGACTTCTGCCAAGACCGCTCATGATCCCAATAGTCGTATTAACCTTGCCCTAAAACGCTGGGACGTTAAGTGCTGATATGGTTGACCGGAAAAAACCCCGTGAGAAGAACTTCTGGGATAAACCAGTTCCAGATAATGTTCGGCACAAAGATTTGAGCGTTAAGGGCGTTAAGACTGCTAAGGCAAAGGCCCGCGCCGCCGGGAGGCCATATCCCAATATGGTTGATAACATTACAGCCGCTCGCGCGGGGCTTACAAAAGGTAAAAGCAAATGACGCCCATTACAGTAACTCAGACTAATGCTGGCCGCGCTGTGATCGCGGTCGATAACTTCCTGAACCCGTTTAACATTGGTGTTGCCGCTGAGGAAATAAGTGGAAGTACCACTGGCAGCGTTCAATATTCATTCGATGACCCCATGGACGCCGGATATGTTGCCGCCTCGGCAACTTGGTTTGATGCGCCGAACTTGTCTAACCTTAACGCAACGGCTAGTGGTGCGTTCACCATTCCGTGCAAGGCAATCTGTATGTACCTTGCCGGTACTGGTGTCTGGACGTTGACCATTGTGCAAGCTGGAACTCGATAGGAGGCCGGTTTGACTACCAGTGGTACATATGACTTCAACCCCAGCCTCGGTGAACTGACCCTCTACGCCTATAATATGGCGGGGGTGCGGAACACTATGCTGCTACAGGAGCATATGCAGGCCGCTAAGATGGCGACCAACATGATGCTGGCGTCTTGGGCGAACCAAGGTGTTAACCTCTGGGCGGTTGATCTTATCACCACTGCGCTGGTTCAGGGTCAGACAACGTACAATGTTGATCCCAATACCGTCATGATCCTTGACGCTTATGTGCAGATTGATAACGGTTCAAGCCAGCCAATTGACCGCATTATCCTGCCTATTTCGCGCACGGAATATGCTTCTTACCCCAATAAGGAGCAGGAGGGCTTCACGACAACCTTCTGGTTTGACCGCCTGATTGCGCCTACGATTACCCTGTGGCCGGTCCCGGATGGTTCAAGCGCCCAGTTCCTCAAGTATTACAGGGTCCGCCAGATACAGGACTCTAATTATATCAGCGGCCAGACAGTAGAAATCCCGTATCTGTGGTTGGAAGCCTTTGCTGACGGTTTGGCCTACAGGTTGGCTAAAATTTGGAACCCCCAGATTGCGGCTGCTTTGAAGGGCATTGCCGATCAAAGCTATGATATTGCCGCCCGCCAGAACGTCGAGCAGGCGCAGCAGTACATTTCCCCGCAGATTTCCGGCTATTATAGGCCGTAAACCATGGCTTATGCCTCAAAATCTGGTCGGGCAAGGACAAGCGCAAGCAATCCAAATGCTTTTGCGGTCTGTGACCGGTGCGGGATTTGGTACAACCATGTAAACCTGCGCTGGCAGTTTGACTGGCGCGGTGCCGCCCTGTTGAACATCAGGCTTCTGGTCTGCAACACCTGTTACGACGACCCCCAGCAGCAGCTTCGCGCTATTGTAGTTCCGGCTGATCCAGTTCCGATTATGAACCCGCGCGTTGAATGGCTTGTGGATAGCCAAACCAATATCCGGTACACTTCCGGCCAAGATACGGTCAATTATCCTACTGGGATTCCGGTTCCGGGTGGTAGTCGGCGTATTACGGAGGATGATAAAACCCGCGTTACTCAGCAGACAGGCGAGCCGCCGGGTGGTCTTAATGAGGAGCCGGGTACTAACCCGATTGCTCCGGGTAACAATGATCCGGGCCTGCCGTATGATAATACGGAAGTGCCAAAGACAGGTCCGCTGACATGAGTGTCGTCCAAATCCCAAATCTAGGTCCGGCAATTGCCCTTACGGGAGCCGAGGAACTTGAGATTGTGCAGGCTGGCGTATCTCTCCGCACAACTACACAGGACGTTGCCGACCTTGCCACTGCTCCCACGGGGCCTACTGGCGCTATGGGTGCCACAGGTCCTACTGGGTCCACTGGGCCTACCGGACCTACCGGACCAACAGGCACTCAAGGTACTCCCGGCAGCGGCGGCAATACTGGCGCTACAGGTCCTACAGGCCCCACGGGTCCCACGGGAGGGACTGGCTCTCAGGGCAATGTAGGTCCTACTGGCGCTAATGGCACTAATGGCGCGACCGGTCCGACTGGTCCGCAGGGTAATCAGGGTGGCCTTGGTCCCAATGGGCCGACAGGCTCTACCGGCCCCACCGGCCCAACTGGGGATTTTGGCCCCACTGGCCCAACCGGTATTATTGGCGTAACAGGCCCCACCGGCCCGACTGGCTCTACTGGCCCGACTGGTGCTGGCAGTTCTGTTGCCGGACCCACTGGTCCGACTGGGGACACTGGCCCAACCGGTCCAACTGGCCCAACAGGCGCACCTAGTACTATTGTTGGTCCTACAGGCCCGACTGGTGACACTGGCCCCACCGGACCGACTGGCGCACCTAGCACTGTTGTGGGTCCTACTGGTCCTACTGGTGACTTTGGTCCCACGGGACCTACTGGAGCAGCAAGCAATGTTGTTGGTCCCACAGGCCCGACTGGTGACACTGGTCCCACTGGCCCAACAGGTGCGGCAAGCACCGTTGTTGGCCCCACTGGTCCCACAGGTGATTTTGGCCCCACTGGCCCAACTGGAACCGCAAGCACTGTTGCTGGCCCGACAGGACCCACAGGTGATTTTGGACCCACCGGCCCGACTGGCGCAGCAAGCAATGTTGTTGGTCCCACAGGACCCACAGGAGCAACTGGCCCAACAGGCGCTGCCAGCACCGTTGTAGGCCCCACCGGCCCAACTGGGGATTTTGGCCCCACTGGCCCAACGGGCGCACCTAGCAGTGTCGTAGGTCCAACGGGTCCCACTGGCGACTTTGGCCCAACTGGCCCAACAGGCGCAGCAAGTACGGTTGTGGGTCCCACCGGTCCTACTGGAGATACTGGTCCCACCGGTCCTACCGGTGCAAATAGCACTGTTGTTGGCCCCACCGGCCCGACTGGAGATATTGGGCCTACCGGCCCTACTGGCGACATTGGTCCTACCGGCCCAACTGGACCAACAGGAGCAACGGGTCCCACCGGCCCGACTGGCGCAAATAGCACGGTTGTGGGTCCGACTGGACCAACCGGAGGCACTGGCCCCACTGGTCCTACCGGCCCGACCGGTGACATTGGCCCCACCGGCCCGACAGGGGCAACTGGCCCAACAGGCGCAACTGGTCCGACTGGAGCCACCGGTCCTACGACGTATCCGGGCGTTGGTATTGCTAACTCGACCGGATCGGCTTGGGGTACGTCTTACTCCACAAGTGGTACGGGTACAGTTGTCGCGCTGGTTACCCAACCTACGTTTGCTGCCTATCGTGAAGTTACCACAACAAACGCAACGGTCACCGGCACATTTACCGTTGATATGGCGGTGGTCAACGTCGTGAATATAACCCTGACGGGTAGCACTACGTTCACGTTCTCAAACCCCGCTACTAGCGGCACAACGTCTAACTTCCTGATCGCCATCAAGCAGGGCGGCGTAGGCTCGTTCACGGCAACGTGGCCCGCCTCCGTGCTGTTCCCCAATGGCTCCACCCCGGTCTTGTCTACCGCAGTGGGCAAGGTAGATATTTTCAATTTCATCACGTTTGACGGCGGCACGACGTACTTCGGTTCGCTGTCTTTGGCTAATTTGTAAGGAAGGAGGCCACCATGGCATTTACTAAAATTGACGCGCTCTATCTGAGTACCCACATCACATATGTTGAGGTTCCGACAACGGTAACTTTGCCAGATGGCACCAAAGTTGAAGGCAAGAAGTGGGTCGAAGATGAGACGAGCGATAGCTACAAAGCTAAGGCGCACCTAGATAGTCTTGGCATCAAGTATAACTGGCTGAACTATGCCGACCCTGAGCAGCATGTGGAGGTCTTTCCGCCCCTGAACAATTGGGTGTTTGAGGATGGTCTGCACACTTTTAACGAGTTTCCGTTCCTGTTTTACACCAAATGCGACGATGCGCTGCCGCTTGAGCAGTGGCCGAGGGCTGTAATTATGGGTCTGCAAAACATTCTGGCATCCAACATTGCAGAACTTTACGCCTTGGGGCGTCCGTCAGGATCGACGAGTGGTGCCTAAAAATGCCTTTAGTCCACCTAGGTTCGACTAACGCCGCTACTGGCAGTCAGACATTTAACACCTCGGGGACCTTTACTGTTCCGACCGGGATATACAGTGTTAATTTGTCTGGCCGAGGTGGAACAGGTAACGCAGGCGGCGCAGGCAATCCCGGCACTCCCGGTAATGCGGGCAACCCCGGCAACAACGGCGCGGCGGGAACTGGCGGTAATGCCGGTGTCGCAGGCAATTCCGGCGCGACAGGTAACACAGGCAATCCGGGCAATAACGGCACTGGTGGCGCTGGTGGCGCACAGGGCAACGCTGGTACTTCAGGCGCAACGGGTAA